ACACACATGTTTCCTGGTTGTCAAGTTTAAAACTACTTTTCTATATAACAGTTTGATAACAATTATTTACTACCTTTGGTTTTAATTTTTTTAATAATAAATGTTATAATTTGACTGCTGGCACTCTAGGTTGCTCTTGCCCACCCCACTGCCCCTAGGGTGTCAGCCTTACAAGAAAATGGTATAATCTCACTATGTGTACACCTACTACAGAAAAATTTGGGGCAACTCCAGCAAATATACAGTGGACAGTAGTTCGTGGCGATACAGCAACATTTAGAGTTGATTTTTTAGAAAATGATGAAATAACATATTTTGATACCTCTGACTGGACTTATAGTGCAACAGCCTATGATCGTTCTAGTGATGTTTTAGATGAGCTTGAAGTTGAATCACATGATGGATATGTTATTGTAAAAGCATCCCCAGAAGTAACAGCTAACTGGGGGACATCTTATAGGTCTGTTGTTGCAGAACTAGCATTTGATTTACAAGTAACAATAGATGATAACGGTGAAAGCATTATTTGGTCGCCAGTTATTGGAACAATATGTGTATTAGGAGATGTTACCCCTGGAGGAAGCTTATGATAATTAAAGTTTCTGATATACAATCTAAGCTGCCACCAGTTATTAAAATTAACAATACAAAATTTAAAGTTAAAAGATAGAGAACAATATGGCTATATCCAAAAACATGGATTCTCCATATAATAAAAAAACAAATTATGCAGCCCAAGTAAAAGAGTCTGTTGATCAAAACATAAATTTTGTTGCCGTGCCTGGACCACAAGGACCACAAGGACCAATCGGACCAGAGGGACCGCAGGGGCCAGTTGGACCACAAGGTTTGCAAGGACCCAAAGGAGAAAGGGGCAAAGATGGAAAAGATGGAAAAGATGGAATCAGCATGTTATCTCCATCAGAACAAAGTCTTGGATGGGCATATTATAAAAGTCTTAACGTAAAAACACAGACTACTGGAATTGATGTTGGAAATGATGGCTGGGTAAATTTGTATATTGATGGAAGAAATAAAGAAAGTAGTGAGCATTTTTTACCAAAAGGTCATGTATCACTCTGGAATGATCAAACTAAAAAATTAAACTTTAAAAATCTAAACATAGGGGCAATTGTTAAAATTGTTTATTATGTAGATATAAATACATTTAATAACAATACAGAGGTATGGTTTAGAACATTAACATTTGATGAGTCAGTGTCCCCAGTAACATTTATAGGATCTTTAAAATATCAATATTCATATGATTTTTCTTGTGAACAAACAATTTTTATAAATAGTAAAAACGTTCACACTTTTGGTGGAATACCCCAAATAAGAACAGACAACCCATGTGAAGCCAGTTTAAAGTCTATTTTCATATCAGTTTCATAAAGTAATATTCTTAAAATAAGGATATATAATAAAGGGCATAGAAGTTTTTATGGTTTTTAGGAGGATGTAGGGCTATGTCACAGAAGCTAAAAGGATCTGGTTCTTCAGGTGGGCGCAAACCAGGAACACCAACAATAGGAACAGCTACAGCTGGCAACGCCCAAGCATCAGTTACATTTACAGCTCCAGGATATTTAGGAAAGCCAGCAGGAACAGAATATGTTGTTACTTCTTCTCCAGGTTCAGTCACAGCAACAGGATCAGCTTCTCCAATTACAGTTACTGGACTTACAAATGGAACTGCCTATACTTTTACTGTTGCATTAAGAAATAAAGAAGGTGCAACAATTATTGCAACTTCTGATTCATCTGCTGCATCTAATTCTGTTACACCAGTTGCTCCACCATTCTTCCCTCCGTTCTTTCCGCCATTCTTCCCGCCTTACTTCCCGTTCTTCCCAGGGTTCGGACCTTTCTTCCCTCCATTCTTCCCTCCATTCTTCCCAGGGTTTGGTCCGTTCTTCCCACCGTTCTTCCCAAAGAGACTGGTTTACTTCTCACTTTTATAGATGTTTGCCATTATCAATTGCCAATACTTATGGTTTTGTCGTAAAGTCAGAATATGATTTTGTTGCAAACTGGAATGGAACACCAGATCGCAATGGCGTAACAATAACTGCTAAAGATTATAATGAAAATCTTTATCCAGTTGTAGAGTCAAGATTTGGTCATGGAATTATAACGCTTACATACCCGTTTCAGCTCAGAACACCACCTGGTGTAAATTTGATGACTATTAATCCACCAAATATTATTATAAATAATGTTACAGTTATGAGCGGGGTAGTTGAAACAGACAATTTAAGATGGCTTTTTACATTTAACCTTAAGATACAAAATCCAAATGTTGATACTTATTTTAAAAAGGGGTCCCCTATTTCTGGCTTTATCCCAATTCCAAGATATTATGCAGATGATTTTAATTTAATTGATTTTAAAAGTTTAGTAACAAAAGATGAATATGAAAAAGAAATTCAGGCAGCTCTTGATTTTTCTCATAAAAGAAATGAAGTAGAAAAAAATTTACCACATAGGGTTGGAAGAGATTATTATCTTGGAAAAGATGTTTATGGTAATGTTTTTTCAGATCACCAAATACCACGAAAAAAGGGAGTGCATTAGAAATTTTTATGGTATCATTAGTATATAAAAGGGCAGGGGACAATGGACTGGACAACACTTCCAAGACTAGAAAAAACTAACAAAAGGCTTGACGATCAAGTTGTTGATGAATCAATTGTTGCAAAAAATTTAGATTATGGGATTCATCTTTATAAAAATGCAATAAGCAAAGAAGATTGCAAAAAAATAATTGACGACCTTGAAAATGAAATATCTTTAGGAATACGTGGTATACAGTGGTCTGGTGCACAAGTTAACGATAAAGAAAATGTAGATTATGTAAGAAATTGTGTTGACTTAAAATATAAAAAAGAAGATTTAGGAAATTATATACCAGAAAATGAAGTTCTTAAAAAATGTCATGACATAGTAGAGGTTGGTTTAGATAAATGTTTAAGACACTACGAATCATTATGGCATTTGAAAATGCAGTATAAAGAAGCTTTTAATTTTGTAAAGTATTTGCCTGGAAAATATTTTAAAATTCACGGAGATCATGGTCCATTTTATACTTGTACAGTTTCTGCAGTTGTTTATCTTAACGATGACTACGAGGGTGGAGAAATAGAATTTATAAGACAAGGCCTAGTGGTAAAACCAGAAGTTGGTGACATAGTTATGTTTCCGTCTAACTTTGTATACGAGCATGCGTCCTTGGAAGTAAGATCAGGAATAAAATATTCAGTTGTAATTATGACAGACTATAATGACTTTTATCATAAAGGTGGGTATCACGAATATGTCGCAGGATGACACTAGAAAAACAATTAAGTTTAAATCACTTCGCCCATGGCTTAATTCGGAAAGCAAATCTATACCGTCTTCAACAACAGAAACTATTCCTCAATGGTACAAGGAGGCTGATAGGTTTGCAAAAAATCCAATCAATGGAGAATATTATAAAGCTACCAAAGAAATTTGCCCATTTGCAAAACAAGAAGATCCTACTGATTTTGGAAAAATTCCAACATGGAAGGCTTGTCCAGCAATAATGGATGGATTTTCAACTGGATATGTTTTCAAAACTCCCTGTGACATTAAATTTTTTAAAGATCCATTCGGTAGAATAGATGTAGAAATATTAGATGCCAAATATAAAGATTTTTGCGGTAAGCGTGGTCCAATGGCACAATTTCATCATCCAAAAGGATATTATAAAGAGCATTTTGCTTGGTATGTTGATTGGGGAATACAGCTGCCTAAAGGATATAGCGCATTGTTTATGACACCAATGAATAGATTTGATCTTCCGTTTATAAATACAACTGGTATTGTTGATTGTGATAATGTACACATGCTTGGAACATTTCCATTTTTTATTATAGAGGGATGGGAAGGAACAATTGAGGCTGGAACTCCATTTATGCAAATACTTCCTTTTAAAAGAGAAGACTGGGATAAAGATATAGTTTTTCAAGATCAACAAACAATTTATAATGATATGATGGAAAACATAAAGTTTTATCGTCAACCAGACGGTGGGGTATATAAAAATAAAGTTTGGTCTAGAAGAGAATATAAATAAAGGAGCAAAAATGAAAACATGGACAGAAAAACAAAACTTAGGACATGGAATTAGTCTTTATAAAAATGTGATTAAAAAAGAGATTGATGTTATTAATAGGCTAGAATCTATTTTGGCACCAGTTGGAACAGAGTCACACTATGCTTGGCAACCAGCATATGTGGGGTATAAAGAGTTAATGCCCTTATATAGAGACTGTAATGATTTTAAATATAAGAAGACAGATATAGAGCATGACACAAGCCCAGAATCATTAGCCCTTCAATCTTTGTGGCAAGATGTATATGATGCACAATTTCCAGCCGTAGAAGACTATAGGCGAGAATATAATATTATGGATCTTAAATATTGGGAAGCATTTAATTTTATTAAGTATGGTCCAGGTCAACACTTTCAGGAACATCATGATCATGGATTTTCATATAACTGTACTGTATCTCTTGTTGCATACGTAAATGATGACTATGAGGGAGGAGAGCTATATTTTAGATTACAAAATTTAAATGTAAAACCAGAAGCTGGAGATCTATTTATATTCCCCTCAAACTATATGTATCCACATAGGGCTATGCCAGTAAAAGATGGAACAAAATATTCAATTGTAACAATGCTTGATTATAATAAAAGGTTTCATACAAAAGAAATGTATCTACCAGACGAGGAATAATGTTAAACATTGCTGTTGAAAAAAATTCTTATTCTAAAATGAATATTGCTCCGATGTCTGTTAAAAGAGACTGGATGGATGCTACTCCAGACAAACATGCATATAGATGTTTTCCAGTAACACAAGCAAATATGATTGGCTGGTATTTATATGCAGAAGAAGATGTTTCTTTTATTTGGAATGGAATTAATGATACATCATCAGATAATGTTAAAATTTTAAATGGTGAAAACTTTTGTTATACTGGAAGAGGTCAGTCAAGCGTCAGTTTTAATACTGGACTAATTTTTAGAACAGAGCAAAACATTAGCATGCTTACTATTACTCCAGTTAATTATTTTAGTCCTGATTGGGAAGTTATGTCTTCTTTAATTAGCACATCTTGGCATGATAATGATTTTCCATTAGCAATAAAAGCAAAAACTTCAGAAAAAGAAATAACTATAAAATCTGGGGACCCAATTGCAACTATTATTCCAATATCATTAAAATCATTAGATAACACTGTTATTGAAATGTACGACTATGCTGATCCAGAAGGGCTAAGGCAAAAAGCTCATCAGCTATATGGTCAAGCAGCTCAATTAAATAAAAATATATATAAAAAAACATCAATAACACCCTCTGGCTGGTTTGGCAATAGTAAAGATATGATTGTTGAATTAGAAAACTTTATGACACAGGAAGAAATTGAGTTTTTAGAAAAATCTGCAAAATCTATAACGATATGGGATGTAACAGAAAGCCATACAAATGAAAATGGAACAGTTATATATGATGCCAACTATTGGAAAGATCGTGTAGCTACTAGACCATCATTAGATAAAAATGATCCAGAAATTGGTCCAGTTATAGAGGGATTATTTCATAGATTACAGCCAATTATTGAAGACTTTTTTAAAGTAAAAGTAGAACCTACTGGACAAACAATAGTTAAATGGCTTCCTGGTCAATTTCAAAAACCTCACGCAGATAAAGAGTTGCATGATGGACCAGATGCTGGCTTGCCAAATGATTTTCCATACTATGATTTATCTAGTTTATTTTATTTAAACGATGATTATGAAGGTGGAGAACTTTATTTTCCACTACAGGGAGTTCAGTTTAAACCTAAAAAGGGTGCAGCTTATTTTTTCCCAGGAGATAAAAACTTTATACATGGGGTAACAGAAATAAAAAGCGGCATAAGATACACATGTCCATTTTTCTGGACAATATTAGAGCATACTGGAGATAGAAAACCATGAACAAAAAAAGAATAACAAAAGATATAGTAGTTTTTGAAAATTTTTTGACTCCAGAAGAATGTCTTGCAATAATTAACGTTATAGAAGCACAGGCATCTAATCAAAAACTTCAATGGACTCCTATTTCGTTTTATGAATCATATTCTTCTGTACTTCCAAATGACAACGACCCAGAATTAAATGACTTTGGTTTATCTGCCACCTTTTTCTCAGATCTTGAAAAAAGGGTTGCTCACACAGTTGCAGAAGTTCATGATAAGAATCCAGAAGACATACATAAAATTGGTTTTCATGCTCAAAAATGGGAAAAAGGTGCTTTTGCAAGAGAGCATTCTGATAATACAGATTTAAATGGAAACACTGGTCCATTTGAAAGAAGCAGATATGCTTCATTTTTATATTTAAATGATGATTTTGAAGGCGGGTCTTTAATATTTAATAAACAGCAATATGAGCTTAAACCTAATATTGGACTACTTGCTTCATTTGCTGGTGGATTTGAAAATACTCATGAAGTTTCATTAATCACATCTGGTGTAAGATATACTCTTGGATCATTTTGGGATGATAGAGATGAATCTGCATATCCAAAAGAAAAGGTTGCTGCTTGGGAAGAAGAAATGAAAAAGGTTAGAGAAGATCAAGAGATTTTAAAATCCTCGTGGAAAGAAATTCATGAGCAAGGATATAAGCTAAGTCCTAATGGCAATAAGTATAAGGTAGAAGAATAATTTTATGTCAGCATTTCTTAAAAATGAGGCAGATGAGGTAGGATTTAAAACTACTGAAATTTATGATAAAATTTTATTAATTGAAGATTTTATTTCTCAAGAAGAGGTGCAAGAGCTACTTAATGTTATAGCATCAATTAAAGAAGAAGACTGGAAGATAGAATATACTTCAAATCTTAAAAGATTTTGTCTTGAAAAGTTTGGCAGAGATGATGTTGAAAATCTTGTAAATGAGGGAAAGTTTGAAATAACTAGAAACTGGGAAGACAAAAACTATAACATAAAAGATCATAAAATACAAAAAATTATTTTAGAACGAATAGATCCATTAATAAGAAAAGCTAATCCAAATTACGAGCTAAGCGGAATGGCCGTTTTGCAAAGAATGCAAGAGGGCGTAGAATTAAAATCTCATACCGATCAACATACTGATCCAGCTATACAGTATGCAACAATTTTATATATTAATGATGACTACGTTGACGGTGAAATATTTTTTAAAAATATTAACTTAAAATTAAAACCAAAGCCTGGGTCTATGCTTGTATTTCCAGGAACTGAAGAATACGAGCACGGAGTAGTTACAGTTGGTCCAGGCCCAATTAGATATGTGCTTACGGGATTT